CCTATAGAACCTTCAAGAACTGGATTAATTATTGATGTAGCAAGTACAGCATACGAAGGTTACGAAACTTATCAAGACAACAAAAAGGCTAAACAGTAATGGCAAAATATCAAAGACAAGCAACTAACAAATACTATGGTGCGGCTAACGCAGGGTATGTATCAACAGGCAGTGCCACTGATGGTCTAGCAAAAGCACTAACAAATGCAGGTTATAAAGTTGGTAAAGCAGAAAATTTAAGAATAGATAGAAAAAAAGATGCGGCTATTGCTAAGATAGATGAGTTATATGCAAATGGTAATACATTTGAACAAATACAATCGCAAATTATTGCAGGTAAACACCCAGAGTTAACTGGTAAATACGTTGATGCTACTACTAATTATCATGCAGGTAGAGTTAAAGCACATGAAGTAATAGAAAATATAAAAGCTAATAAAGATAAATATGACATTACTGATGAAAGTAAAAATCTTGATATGTTTTATAAAGAGTATATGCCTGATACAGCTTCAATGGACAGTGCTACACTGTTAGGATTTACAACACAATTTAATAAATTTAAATCTGTAGACGCATTAAATGATGCTGAAAACAGAGCCACTTATAATTCTGAAAAGAAAGTTATGGAAGGTACACAGTTATTATCTGATATTCCTTTAGATACTCTAAAAAAAGATTTACCAAATTTTTTAAAAAGTTTGCAAGTACCAGTACCTATGAGAGATGGTACAGGTTCAACTTTATTATACACTAATGCAGAAACACTAGCAGTTGTTAGAAGAAGTATAGTTGACATTATTGCAAATGCTAAAACAGAAGCAGATTTAGATAGAGCAGATATATTAATGAATACTAATTTAGGGTATTCTAAAAGTGGTTCTGCTATTGGTACGTTAGCCTCAAGAAAATCTAAAGAAGTTTTAGCTATACAAGATGAGCTAACTAAAAAAAGAAGAGCTTTAGAAATACAAGACAGAGAAGAAAAAGAATATCAAAGAGAACAAGAAGTTAAAACTATATACGCAGAATTATTATCAGATGTAACGGAAACTGATGCAGATGGTAATACAACAACAAGACCTAGAACACACACTGAAAAGATGGCTTTAAGAGATAGATTAGAAGCTATGGGAGATGTTCAAGCAGTTGCAAATTTTGATAAATCAATGATAGCAGATTTATATATCAATGATGACCCGCAAATTTTAGATGATTTTATTACTAAAATTTATTCTGATGGGTTTGCTGACGTAGAAGAAATGAAAGAAGCATTTAACGATTTAGACACAGACCCTAGAAAAATGGGTGCAATGTTAGACCACTATGAGAACTCACAAAAAGATGACAATAAAAGACTTCACACTAATAATTTAGCATACTCTTCAGGTTCAACAGCTATTATGAATATTGTTGGAGGTGCATTTGACTTAGCTCTAAATGGCGGTAATCCAAAAGTACAAGCACAAGCAGAAAGTAATGTTCAAAGATATTTAATAAGAGAAATATATGATTTTGAAAGTGATTTCTTTAAACAAGAAGGTAGAAAACCTACCAATGATGAAAGAGATGCTTTTATGGTTAAACTTGAAAAATATGTTTCTAAACAATTTGCAGTTGCTCCAAACACAATGAGTGCAATTAAACCTTTAGCAAGTTTTGATGACCAAAAAAAAATAGAAGACCAGAAAGCACTAGAAGAGAAAAAGAAACTAGAAGCAGAAGAAGCGGCAGAAATTAAGAAGGAAGAAACAAGACAAGATACTGGTTTCTACAATACGTTTAATACAGCCGTTTCACAAATACCGAATGTTACACTTCAAACAGATAAGTTTGATGATATGTCAATTACTATAAATGGAGAAAAACTTAACTTTCCTCAAATAGAACAACACAGAACTAACAACGATAACTTCCCATTTAACAGTATTTCACAAGAAGATTTTAATAAAGAAGAAGTTGTGCCATTTGTTCAACAAGTAGTTTCATCATTGTTTCCTGATGGAACTTTAAATAAAGAGTTCTTTGATTTAATTCCACAAGATAGAGGAGTAGAACTTATAAAAGACTTATCTAAACAATTAGGTATTGAACAAGATTTAATTATACAAGCATTAGAAGGATTAGCTAAATAATGGATTTTAAAAAAATAAAAAATAACAAGTCAACAGATACTTCAACTTATTTTGTACCAGAAGTAGCTACTACAGAAGAAGATGCTTTAGAACAAATACAAACAGAAGAATTTTATAAAACATTAAAAAGTTATTATTCTTATAGAGAAAACGATAAGAAATTTAATAAAATGTCTCATGTGGATTTATTAGATTATTTTTATACGGACAGGTCTTGGAGAACAAACAATACTGTGTCTATGGGTATGGATTTGTCTAATGTAATGGGTGAAGAAGATGAACAAAGATTAAAAGAATTTGCATACATATCACAGACTTATGAAAACTTACCTTCGTTTTGGAATGACCCAAATAGAAGTTTTGCAGGTTGGTTAGTAGATAATGGTGGTGCTATGATACTAGACCCTGTCAACGTAGTAGGTGCAGGAGTTGGCGGTCAAGCGGCTAAACAAGCATACAAACAAGCATTAAGAGTTACTATTAAAGATAAAATGGCAGGTGAACTTAACGAAAGAGCGTTAAAAGAAACTGCTAAATATGCACAAAAACAAGCATTAGGTAAAGCTGTAGTTAAAGGTGGATTGACAGAAGGTGCTATCAACACAGTCATAGCAGGTGGTCAAGATGCTTTATTACAACATACAAACATAGAAGCAGGTATACAAGATAAGTATAATGTTAGTAGAGGAGCAATAGCTTCAGCCGCAGGTTTTGGTTTTGGTACAGCTTTTGGTTCTGCTTTTGCGGCAGGTGCTTTTAAATTAACAAACAATTCTTTAAGAAGAAAAAGCGTTAAAAAATTATTAGAGATAGAAGCTAAAGGTCAAAGTACAATAACTGGGTCACAGCTATTTGACAATTTAGACCCAACAGATGATATTTCATTAAGACAAAAACCTACTCCTAAAACTACAAAAGAATATATAAATAAATTAAATACAGATACAATCTCACCTAAAGACAAACCCCCTCTAAAATCAAACAACGCACCTAAATTTCAAAAACCTAGTTCAGACCAAACTACTAGCACAGAAGCCTTAATTAAATTTACTATTGATGAAGTTACAGAAAAATTAAAAAAGAAAAAGATTACACACGCCGAAATGATTGCTGATGCAGTTACTAGATTTGGTGCTGACCCTAAAAAATTAAAAGAAGCGGCAGAAAGAGTAGCTTATGGCGAAGAGTTTACTAAACTATATGCAACTATGGTGGCACAAGGAGACGCTATTAAAAGTAGATATGACATCATGGGTGCTTTAGGAACTGAAAGTAATAGACTTGATTTAATGCCTGATGAAAAATTACAAATGATAGCAGACTTCGACAAACAAATGGCAGATGTAAAAGAAATGTTAGAAGTTGATAGTTTAATGGGTACAAACGTAGCAAGAGCTATGAATGCAAGAAACATAGATGCTGATGGAGCAAGAGCCGCAAAACTTATGGCTGACCCTGAAGACCCTAAAATGTCTAAACTTGCAAAAGGTACACCTGAACAAAAATGGGAATTTATGAATGCTGTTGGTAAATTAGCTGACAGAGACCAAATAATTAGAGCATTGCAAAATGCAAGAGAAGTAGACAAATGGGATATAGCAACTGAATTTGTAAACAATAACCTTTTATCTTCACCAGATACTCACATACTTAACATTGTGTCAGGTCTAGTACAAACACAATGGAAACCTGCAACAATGTTGTTGAGAGGTATTAACATGTTAGGACGAGATAAAGAAAGAGCATCAATTATAATGAGAGAAGCTCTACAAACTTATTTATATCAATATGCTTTTATTGGACATGCTTTAAAAAGAGCAGGTAAATCATTTTATGAAGGTAGAGCTATACTTGATAGTAGACAAATGAAACACGATAGCACTATGAGACAAGGACAACTTCAAGATTTATTTGATGCTTGGGGTGAAACCATAACTGACCTTGTAGGATTAGACGGAACAAGATTAGGTAAAATTGTTACAGGAACATTTAAAGGAGCAGGAAGAGTTGTGTCAGCACCTATGAGAGTTCTTTCCGCAGGAGATGAATTTCTTAAATCTATGATGTTTAAGGCTAGAATGACATCTTTAATTAACTCAAGAATATTAAAAGAAAACCCAGAGTTTAGTATGAGTGATAGAAAGTTAGGTTTAACGGATATAACTTATGCAGATAAATATAAAAAAAGAGCAAAAGAAATAGAAGCAGAATATATTAATCAAAATGGTTCCGCTATTGAAGTAGATAAAACTGTTGATGCTAGATTAAATTCACCTTTGTATCATGCACAAGAAGGTTCATATACACAAAATGTAGGACAGATAAATCCTAACACTAAAGAATTAGATGATAAATTTACTGGTTCTCTTTTAAGAATTGCTACAAAACATAAATCATTAAGATTATTAGGTCTTCACTTTGTAAACACTCCATCAAACTTATTAAGATGGTCAGCACAACATTTACCTTTTCTTGGTAGATTTCAATTTCAAATGGCTCACATGTTAGCAGAAAAAGGTTTACCTAGAGGTAAGTTTAGAAGTGAAATAGCTAGAGGTATGAACCCTTTTAGAAAAAAAGAATATCTAAATCCTGAAGCGGCGGCTGAAGCCAAAGCAAGAATACAAATGGGTTGGGCTTTATGGGGAACAGCTATTAGTTTTGCATTGTCAGGAAAAATTGTAGGTGGTGGTGATGTTGATTATAAAAAACAAAAAGACAAAGAAGCTAACACTGGAGAGATACCATACTCATACAAAACTGATGATGGTAGATATATTTCTTTAAATAGATTAGACCCTATTATGATGCCATTCTTTATTGCGGCAGATTTAGTTTCTTTATTAAGTGATAGATTAAAAGATACAGATGATTTAGACCCTATGATTAAACAAGATACAACAGAATTAATTATGGGAGTTGTTGCAACACTTACAAGAAATGTATCTTCTAAATTTTACACAAAAAATATTATTGAATTAGTTAATATGATGACTTCAGATGACATCATGTTTTCTAAAAAACCACAAAGAATGGGTACACAAATAGCTTCTCAAATGGCATATAAGGTATTTCCATTATCAGGTGGATTAAGATATTTAGATAGAGTTAATGATGAATGGGAAAGAGAACTTTACACTTTGAGTGATAGAATGAGAAGTTTAATTCCAATGGACAGCAAAGATGCTATTATGCCAAAACGTAATATGTTTGGTCAAAAGATAGATAGAAAAAATGGTTGGTTGTTTGGATTAGGAGGAGAAAGTGGTTTATGGTCTTCACCATTTGCTATGACTAATTTTAAACAAACAGAAACATCTAAATTTATTAGCGAAAGAGAATTTAAGTACAGACACCCAGTACAAAGTATTAGACTTAAAGGTGATACAACATCTGTAAATTTAAAAGATATAAGAAATAGTAAAAATCAAACAGCTTATGATAGAATGCTAGAAATTAAAGATGAAACTAGAGTAGATGAAGGAGGAAGTATTATAAATGATACTGAATATGATGGTAAACAATATACTTTAGCTGAATATGTTGAAAAGATGATATTAGATAAAAACAGTGCCATTTATCAACACCCATCAGGTACTATCAATGGTAAAGATGAACAAGCACAAGTTATTATAGATTTTATTAAATATGTAGACAGAAATGCTAAAGCATTAATGATGACAGAATTTCCTGAATTTGGGGAAAGAGAACGAGCATTGTTTGAAAATAAACAAAATAAATATAATAAGCATTACGAGACGCTAGAAACCCTAGCAAACAACTAAACTTACACTTTTAGTAAAACCCAATCAAAAATTAAGGAAAATCATACATGGCAAATAGTTTTGTACGTTATACAGGCGATAACAGTACAACATCTTATTCTATACCATTTAGTTACAGAAGTACGGCTGATTTAACTGTTACTCTAGCAGGGTCAGTTACTACAGCTTTTAGTTTAAATAGTGCAGGAACTACCCTTACTTTTACCTCTGCACCTGCCCAAGATGCGGCTATTGAGATTAGAAGAAGAACATCACAGACTACTAAATTAGTAGACTATGCTTCTGGGTCAGTTCTTACAGAGAACGATTTAGATACAGATAGTGACCAAGCATTCTTTATGTCACAAGAAGCTATTGATGATGCAAATGATGTAATATCACTAGATAATACTGACTTTCAATGGGACACTCAAAATAAAAGATTAAAAAATGTTGCAGACCCAGTAGATAATACTGATGCTGTAAACAAACAATTTATATCAACTAACATACCTAACATTACAACAGTAGCAGGTATTAGTTCAGATGTAACTACAGTTGCAAACAATGATGCAAATATTACAGCAGTAGCTAATGATGCTACAGATATTGGCACAGTAGCTACAAATATTTCTTCAGTTACAACAGTTGCTACAAACATTAATGATGTTATTGCAGTAGCTAATGATTTAGCAGAAGCGGTTTCAGAAGTAGAAACTGTTGCAAATGATTTAAACGAAGCAACTTCAGAGATTGATACAGTTGCTACAAATATAGCAAACGTAAATACAGTCGGTACAAATATTGCTAATGTAAATACTGTTGCAGGAATAAATACAGATGTAACTACAGTTGCAGGTAATGATACAAATATTTCTACAGTAGCAGGTATTTCAGCTAACGTAACTTCAGTTGCAGGTATATCAGCAGATGTAACAAGTGTTGCTAATGATGCTACAGATATAGGAACAGTTTCCACAGGTATTGCTAATGTAAATACCGTTGCAACTAATATAGCTAATGTAAACACAGTTGCAGGAAACAATACTAACATTAATACAGTAGCAGGAAATGATGCTAACATCACAACTGTTGCAGGTAACAATGCAAACATTACGACTGTTGCAGGTATCAATAGTGACGTAACTACAGTTTCAGGAATTTCAGCAGATGTAACTTCGGTTGCAAATAACAGTTCAAACATTAATGCAGTAGCTAGTAATGAAGCTAATATTAATGCTGTAAATACTAATTCAACAAATATTAATACAGTTGCCACAGATATTGCTAACGTAAATAATGTTGGTGGTTCTATAGCTTCAGTAAATACTGTTGCTACTAATCTTACTTCAGTAAACAGTTTTGCAAATACATATTTAGGTGCTAGTGCAACTGCACCAACTTTAGACCCAGATGGTTCAGCTTTAGATTTAGGGGATTTATATTTTGATACAGCCTCAGATACCATGAAAGTCTATGGTTCTGCGGGGTGGACTGCGGCGGGTTCTAGCGTTAATGGGACTGCTAGTAGGTTTAAATACACTGCAACCTCAGGACAAACAACATTTACAGGAACAGATGACAATTCTGCAACACTTGCGTATGACGCAGGGTTCTTAGATGTCTATTTAAATGGTATTAGACTTGTAAATGGAACAGATTTTACAGCAACTACAGGTAATTCAATCGTATTAACTACAGGTGCAAACTTAGATGATATACTTGAGATAGTTGCTTTTGGAACTTTTGCTTTAGCAAACTTTAGTATTACAGATGCAACTGATGTCCCACCTTTGGGAACAGCAGGTCAAGCATTAGTAGTTAATTCTGGTGGAACGGCTTTAGAATTTTCTAATGCTTCTTCAGCAGAAGTTTATGGATTTCACAAAGATAGTAATGGAGACTTAATAGTCACTACTACTAATCAAGGAGTGGATAACATTTCAAGTGCAACATACGCCACATTTGATGATGTTTTATTTAGTGCGAGTGGTTTTACATTCTCACTTAACAATGGCGAACTAATAGCAACAATATAAGGAAATAATATAATGGCTACAGTAAATCTCGGCTCAATTAAGTTCAAGTGGAAGGGAACTTATGCAGGTGGAACAGCTTATACTATAGATGATGTCGTATCGTACAATGGTTCGTCATACATTTGTATACAAGCTAGTACAGGAAACCTTCCAACTGATACAGCTTACTTTGAACAAATGTCTTCAGCAGGTACTAATGGTAGTGATGGAACAGATTTAACAACAACATTAAGTACACAAGGCGATATTTTATATCGTGATGGTTCAGGTCTGCAAAGACTAGGTGCAGGAACAAGTGGTCAAGTTTTACAAACTGGTGGTACTGGTGCAAATCCTAGTTGGGTAGATGCAGGTGGTGGTACTTTTACAGTTTTAGGAAGCACTAATGTAACAAGTTCTGTTGCAGATGTAACTTTTTCAAATTTTGTAAATAGTGCGTACGATACTTACATGATAGAATTTTCACATGTTAATGGAATAAATGGTGGTGGAGATTTATTTTTTAATCATTATACAGGTTCTTGGAATACTAGTGGTTATAAAATTCATGTAAATAGACTTCCAGATGACATAACAAGTTATGCTTCTTTTTCTTCACAAAATGAAACTGGTTGGATTGTTGGAAGAAATTTAGAACAAAGTGGTGGATATGGTTGTAATGGAAGAATTTATTTTCACAATTTAGGCTCAAGTTCAGCATATACTGTTGCAACTT